TTTATTCCCTTTTGGAATAATTACTTTTTCTCCAAACATCTTCTCTACTTCTATATCACAATTTGATGTTAGGATTTGACCTATTTTGTATTTCATTTATTCCACTCTCCTATTCCGCATTCCTCACATCGCACAAAAGCTGATATAACTTCTTCTCTGAATCCATGATTAACTTTAAGACTTGCTTCTCCTGAGCAAAACGGACATTTCTTCAATTCTTCCATGTTACTCACTCCAATCTAATCTCTGTAAACATGATTACCGCAATCACATTCACATTCCCATTTTGCATATCTGTTTTTAGAAATACCAACTTGTTTTATCGCTTTAAGCATATCGAACTTCATGCCTGTTAGATCTTTTACTTTTCCCATCGTTATTCCTTTCTCATAGGTTCTGGTAGTGGCTGCCATGCTACAACCTTTTCATACCCCAATTCATCATTTGTTTTAAACACCGTATCAACGAATCCTAAACTTGTCGAATCGTAAATATCATGCCAAAATCCAAATCCATATTCACTATCATACTGGCAGAACATCGGCAAATCCTCTTCGTGATTTTCGACAATACACATATAGAATCTCATATCATCATCTTCTGGCAATCTATCTTCTACTGAAATCCAGTCTTTATCTTTCTTCCCATCTTCATATCCAATCTGATACCATTTTCTCCGGTTACATTCTCCACAGTTTGGAACTTCATCCATGTGGGAACGAATGTTTTCTTCGATTTCGGTTACCATTCCAGTAGCCCCTAATGCAAATAACACTTTATGTCCGGCTACAAACTTTTTCTCTACTTCTTTTATCTCTTCCAAAATCTTCTCTAGTACGTTCATGTTATTAACCCTCCTATCTCAGTTTAATATGCTTCATATTCAGTCGTTCCACTACCATCTTCTATAAATGTCACATTATCTGCCCCGAATGCATCTATAAATTTGCTTAGAGCCACATCTGTTCCATCATCACATCCAGCGTACATCTCTTCATGAATTTCTTCAGCTACTTCTTCAAACAATTCTTCATCTTCTGTATCTACTTCAATACAGTGTAAATAAGTTACTTTTTCCTCATAATCAAATTTCATATTCGCACCTCCAATCAAAACGCATATGCTATCCAAAAATATTGCGTACTCCCTTCAATCGGATAGTAATATATTCCATCGCCGGAATCTTCGCCGCGCATCCACTGGTCGCAATATTCTCCATTGAACTGCTCTTCGCCATTAGGTTCTTGAGACACACCAAATCCATTTATCCAAAAATCCTCAAAGCCATTTGCATTAGCAAATTCTTCCAATTCTTCATAAAGTGTATCTATTTCTTTTTTTAACTCCTCATATCTTTCTGCTTTACTTGCTATTTCTTTAGGTGCTTTCATTTTCTATTACCTTTCCGCTCCCCACGATCACTCGCAGGGAACTTGAATATTATTCCGACCAATCAAGTAACTGACTGCAATCTACATTTGGACATCTTTTTAAAAATGTTGGATGCATATAATATCCATCTCCCAAAGACTCAGATAATTCAGTTCCACAAGAAGGACATCTGGCAGGACTCCACTCTTTAACTTCCACTTTTTGGGGTAGCTGCTTTTCTAGTGCTTCGATTGCTGTGCAATAAACTTCAATATCACTTTCCAAATAACTGTTATCTTGTTTCTGGAAAAATGCTTTATTGTGCCTTATCATTTCTCTTTTCGCATTAATCCCAACTTGAAGCCTTCCTATTGCTTCTCTAACTTTCTTCTCATCCATCTAATTTTCCTCCCGTTATTTCCAACCATAAACCACTCTCTCCATCTTTTTCGTAGAGAAAATCTGTCTCTATCCCGCAGACCGCCAATTCGGTCATTGTCCTCACGCAATCCTCTGCATCAGCGCATTTGATCGTGTCGCCTTTTCGCAAGCGCGTTTCTTCTGTTTTTGGCATTAGTCATTCCTCCGTATCGTCATCTCGATTCCGATCTCATCTTTTATCATCCTCGTATATTCATCCCACGTTGCCATATCGTCCACCAGGCACTCTGCTTTCAGGTTCATTCGGTCGATAAACCTCTTGCACCGTTTCCCGGCAAAACCGAACTCATCATGCAGCGTTGCGACTGCGATCACCATCATTGTGTCCAGTGTCATGCTCTTAATCTTCTCACAGGCAATATTCAACTCTTTTCTAGTCAATGCTGTGTTGATTCCCGTGATATTTCTGAACTGGATTTCTTTTTCCAGTCCTTCAATGCCGTCTTTCTTTACAATCTCTCTTGCCAGAATCAATCCCTGTGATCTACCAGCTGTATAATCATCAACTTTTCCCATTTTTTCTCCTTAACTGCTTGCAAAGACCTTCCCACTCAACCTCTTTGTTCCGCGTCCATCTTTTCGCTGCTCTTCTTTTCCGGATCCCGTTTTCATCCATGTACCGGATAAGAGTTTCTGTCGGGAATTCCGCTTTCTGGATATCATGTAAGACTTTATGGATATGCTCATCCGAGCATCCGAGTTTCGCCATCTCTTCAATCTGGAATCGGTACTTATCCAAAAAATGTGCTGCTCTACTCATTTTCCTCTCACCCTCTTCTTTCTCTTGCGCTTGGTGCTGCCGTACATAAACGCTGCCATATTGCCCGGTTTGAATCCTGCAGACTGTTTTCTATGGCTGCTAAAGCTGTATTTTCCTCTGTCCATGCTTACTCCCTTTCTAAACTCCACCATGCTTTTGTGTTCTTTCCGTACCCTGTAGTCTGGATTCTTACTCCAAGTTCTGCTTTCGCTTTCATAACATCTGACCGTTTGATTCCCGCTGCATCTGACTCCATGAGCAGTTTCGCTCCGTCATATCGTCCGCCTGCCATTTTATCTTTTAACCATTCCACCGCCTTATCATAATCGGTCTTTGACATCGTATTGACCTTGTCCTTGATTCTTTCCAGTTGGACGGTGTTGGTGTTCATCTTGTTCCAGATCTTTTCAAAATTCTCCTGCATGATTCTTCGGTTTTCTAAAATCTCATCCCGGATGACTGTAAGTGCCTGCGCTGCGGTCATACCTTTCTTTTCCGGCTCTTTTACCAGACTTCCCGGTTCAAGTCCGAGAAGTAAACACATGGTTCTTTCAAAATCTTCTGTCTGTTCCGGGTTCTTCGTCATATTGCAGACAAAAGACTTGCTTCTCCCGAGTTCTGCCGAGAATTTCTCTTTCGTCTTGCCCTGCTTTTCTAGTTCCTTACAGAGCAGAGCGTAATTTATTGTTACTTTCTTTGGTTCCATAATTCCTCCTAACTAAAGCTTGCTTCCGGCTCTTCCTCTGGACATATTTCTCCATCTGCTTCCATTTCGTTTATGATGATTTTCGTTCCCGATCTTTGTAATCTCAGCAACAGCATGTCAAATTCCCCAAGGTATCTCAACGACTTAATGTCTACACATCCCAAACTGTCAAGTGTATACTCTTTCTCAAAATCCCATTTCGATATCGGAATTTCCATATTCAACTCTTCATCGTGTTCGTTTTCGAAAATGATTACCGCCCTATGCAGGGAGCTCCAAGTAGATCTTTCACGCTCTTCTATTATCATCTCGCAACTGACCGATTCGTAGTATGGTCCATCGCCAAACTCCACTTCCAGACCAGTTGTACTGATCTTCTTTTCGCACATTGCAATCCATGCATCAAACAGATCAGTGACTTTCATTTCTTTTTCTTCCTGCTTGATTGATAATTCCTTAAAATTTTCCAGAATCTTTTTATTCTCGATACAAGCATCGGAATTTACGATTTCTGTAAGCACCGTATCCAACTTTGGAAGGTATTCCGAAAAATCATACTTCTCTATGTACGGCACCATAACTTCGTCTATTTTTTTCTTCAGTGCACTTTCTACTTTTCCCCATCTAAACGCTGATTCTATTGCCGATTCTATCGATTCCTTAAATTTCTTTTTGAGTATTTCCTTTACTTCTTCCTCGGAGAGACACTCCTGTGCCATTTTTAATAATTCTTCTTTCATTTTCTTCCTCCTTAATTCGAGTTCAGTAGTTGTTCTTCCAGAGAGTCCATGTCGTATCCTCTGCGCTCAAAGTTGTTTAAGTTTCTGCTTACCGGCGGTTTTGATTGCTTCTCTGTTCTTCCCGGCTCATTATCAAAATTTCCTCCTAGAATCTTTTTTAAATTCTCTTCTTTGATAATCCAGTTAAAATTCGCCTTGAATTTATAAGCCCCTTTGCATTCTTCGCCTTTCAGGAATTTACTGTTCTCTGCTTTTGCAAATGCGGTTCTGATCTGTTCAAAACCAAATTTCTTACAGGCTGCATCAATATCTTCCTTCCTGCTATCGGAAATCCGCTCAACTCTATCAAAACTCTTACAGATATCATTAAATGTGTCGGCGATCAGCTGATAGCTTATTTTGCTATCAGTCTTATCTCTTACTCTATCTCTATTATCTAACTCTATATCTATATCTATATCTGTGTTACACTTCTGTACATTGTTGTTACACTCCGTTACATTCGTGTTACATTGTAACGCCTTATTTTTTCTTGATGCCCTGACACGCTCCGCTGATTCCGATTCCGAGCAGATTAAAGACTGCGTTTCCGTCATTAAAAATTCTGTTTCGGAACAGGGCTCAATAAGTCCTTGAGATAGCAAGTATTGTACAGTTACTTTTACATTGTCTGGATCCTCATCTATTGTCAGAGCAATTTCTTCTGAAAAACTCTCTTCAATCCCATCAAAAAACAGCTTTCCACCATTGCTTAAACTCAGCAGTTGCATTTTTAAATAGATAATGGTATAAGTATCGCCGCCAGCAATTTTCCGTAACTTTTTAATTTTGGGCTGTGTAAAAAAATCTTTCTGTAGCTTAAGCCAGTAGTATCGTTTTGACATTAAATCACAGCCTTTCTGTATCTATCTGCATTCCAGATTGGTATTCGCGGTATATTTGCATCCAATCATCCAGCTCCATCGTAACAAGGATTTTATGATTGTTTTTCTTATGGAATACAGCAGGAAGCTTTCCCGTTCTATTCGCTGCGGCATCTCTCTTTGCTTGATCCATCCAGTCATAAAGTCGCATCTGCTCTTGATGTTTCGCTTCCACATGAATTAAAGGAAGACCAACCACGTCTGAAGCATCGCCTGTATTTCCGCAGTATTGCGCTGTTCTGCGCGCTTCTTGATATCCATAATCACGGAAGATACCAGCTAATTCCCGTTCAAATCTTGCACCTTTCTTTTTACTGTTTACTGCCATTTTCTTTCCTTTCTTTGTAGTGCAGGCAAGGCTCATCCTTTTCCTTGCCTTTGCACTCCCAAAATCTCTCGCAATGTATGCATTCTCTTGTTTTCTTCATGTGATCGCCCTACATGAACGGAAGTTCTTCATCAACTCCATCAGGGACGTTTTGGAATCCATCGGGATCCGGCTGTCCATATTGCGGAGCAGACTGTCCGCTGCTTCCATTGCTTTCGCAAAACTCAAATCCACTGACGATCATCTGCATTCCATAATACTTCACACCGTCTTTTTCATAGTTGTTGTTCCTCATTTCTCCATCAATTAAGAGTTTCGTTCCCTTTCCAACATTGCACTTTTCGAATGTTTCCGCAATCTTTCCGAATGCTACGCACCGAAAAAAGTCGGCGCTTGTATCTCCGTCCCTCTTAAATCTGCGGTTTACGGCAAAATTAAAACTTGCTACTGCTTTCCCGTCATTTGTGTATTTCATTTCCGCATCTGCTGTCAGTCTTCCGCATAAAATAATTTTATTCATATCAATTCACCTCTTAATTTCCAAACAATGCCGCTGCTGCGCTCTGTCCTCTTTCGGAAGATTCAGTTTTTTCTTCCTGCGACTGTTCCATGTCGATAATCTCCGTATCGCTATCGTTATCGATGTATGTTTTTGTTCCGTCATCGTTTATCACTGCCATATCTGCATCCATTGCCGACATCATATCGATAGACATGATTCCCCATTTAGAGATCAGCTGGCGCAGCATAGTTTTATATGCCATTCCGTCAAAGTCCTTTTCCCAGAACGTGTACCCCTTTTTCGCCTGATATCCTTTGGAATACTTTAATGCATGGGCTTCCATTTTCTTTTTGCTCCAATAGATCGCCTTTTTAAACCCATTTGTATACTCAAACATTGCATAATATCCGATTGTTTCAGCCTGTTCCCTTGCTTCTTCATCCTCGATCAGATGCACCTCAATCTCTTCGTTCAGAGGATCAAACCTGACAAGCTCGCCCTCTTTAATCGCCAGTACGTTCAGTTTTTTGTACTGCCCGGAACGAATTGCGAGCTGGATATACCCTTTGTATCCAAGCTGAAACTGCGCCACCTTACCTTTGTTTCTGTCATTAAACGGTACGAGGTAATACTGTCCCAACTGCGGAGACGGTGAAAGGTTCAGCGACTCCCCAAGCAGCGCACCGGAAAGGATCGATTGATTCGTGCATTCCTGTAATGCTGCATTGTTATTTACAGCCGATACAATTGCAGAAATAAATCTCTGACCATTCTTCCCACCGATTACGTTGTTGATCTGGTTTTTAACTGCTTCCTGTGTCAAATATGCTGAGATTCCTGTGTTTTTTCTTGCTGTTAAACTATTTCCTACTGCCATTTTCTTTTCCTCTCTTTCTTAAATTGCTTTGAATTCAATGTTTCTGCTATTGAAAAATGCTTTTAATGCCAAAGCGTCCTCTGTTGTTAAATTTGCCTGAAATGATACCCACTGGCGCTCCCTAGCTACGCACTCCTCAAATACTTCCTTTTCAATCCCTGTCACGCACTTTGCCATCTCTGTTTCCGGTGGATTCATGCATTCTTCAAAAGATTTTGCGTCTGTAAATCCAATCTGTCCAGGAAGATCCTCTTCTTTCTTCTGGAACTCTGCTGCCTTTTTCGCTTCCTTCTCTGCTTTCAATTTTTCCTGTTCTGCTTCGTATTCTGCTTTTTTCCTCTGTATTTCTGCTAGGCGCTGCCCTTCATTTAACGCCCTGTTGATATCCAGAGTGGATTTATAGACTTCTAATGCTTCAAAGCCAAATTCCGGTAATTTCGAAAGCGTATCCACATCTTTCTCCACGCTTGTGATAAATGCATTCATAACATCTTCGATGGACCTCATGGATGTTGTTTTGTTTAACCATCTACTGTCAAAAATACGCTCCAAAGAAATTTCAACCGGTGTCGATTTACTGTTCCAGAGTTCCTCGATTTGCTTCCGTTTTTCCTGCTTCTCGTACTCTTCAAATTCCTTAATTTGCTTGTCGATAAGGTTAATAGGATCGTTAATAAGCTTAATTAAGGCGTTAATTTGAGTCTTAAATTCGTTAAATGGCTCTAAATAAGCCTTTTCCAGTCTTATTCTTTCGTCATTTAAGGCTTTTTTTAGCTTATTTAAGCTTGCTTTATCTGATTTAGCATCCTTAATTTGCTCTCCGGTGTACACTAAATTACTGTGGTCTTCTACTATTTTCTGTATTTCTGACCTTAATTCTTCATAATTAAATGTAATTTTCTCCGGCATTTTCACTTCATTGACTCTTAATTCCATGTTTTTCTCTCCTTTATCTTCTTATTACATCCGGAAGGATAAGCGGCGGGCATTCATCTCGCTCCACGTATCCCCAGAATCGTTTTCCTTCTTTCATCAGGTATTCCATGTCTTCTTTCACATCTTTCCGTTCAAAATGGTAATGTTTTGTTTGAACGAATACCTCACCAGCATATTCACTTTTTAGCTGCGCTTTTAACTCGCAAAAATCAGCCTCAAGAACTGCCATATACAGCAAGCACTGGCAATAATAATGATCCGGGATCTGGTGGTCCCATCTCTTTCTCATATTTCCGTTTAAAATGTTCGTTGTCTTGCATTCCCAGATTCCGAGTCTCCCATCTCCATCAAAAAGCCAACCATCTACTGAAGCCTGCGCCCAGGGATATTTATCATTTCGAAAACTGTTGTTTTCCTCATATCTCACTTGGTATTCTGGAAAGTCCAGCCGGAAGAGTTCTCTTAATAATGGCTCTGCCTGTGTACCATATTTAATATAAGGAAGATTTGAAATGTCTTTCGCTTCTTTTCTCCCTGTTTTTAACTCCCACAACTCTACATTTGTCATGTATGGATTCTTCCCGATTACAGCGGCAATTTCAGAACCGCCGATTCCATTTTTTCTATTTTTAAGCCATTCTTCATGGTTGCTAAGTATTGTTTTTGTAATCATTTGACTTTTCCTCAAATTTTATCTATACTTTAACTGGTTTAATTTCTTGAGTGCTCGAGGGTTGCCGCCCTATGACAGCGCTCATTTTTAATACCCAACCACTAGCCACCATCCAATCAACGCCAGCACGAACCCGATCACAGATGCTGTAACCTTATGCCAGTAGGGCTTGTCTTGCACTTCCGGCAGCTCTACGGAGACTGACCGGATATCCCAGCTATTTAATGTGTTGGTGTGTTGAGTAGTCTGGCAGTGGTAGGTTCCTTTAATTTCCATGCTTGTCCTCCTTTAGTTTTACGGATCTCTTTCCGCGCTCTTCCAATCTGACGCGATAGTTCGTTAGATACGAGATTGCGACTTGCTTCTGCTCCTCAGAATCACCGTCTATCTTTTCTACGGATTTCAGAGTCTGGATAAATTTCTCGATCTGATTTACTGTCAGTCTTTTCACATCGTCACTTCCTTTCCAATCTTTCTATCACTTCCTCCCGGCTCAGTCTGAAGAACTCAGCCACTTCGGAAATAGTAGCTTCATAGTGTTTCTTTACTGCCCCGGTCTTCCGCACGACTCCAAATGTCCAGATGTTGTGTCTCATGCGGTATCGTACTTCGTTCACGGAGCAACCGGTAATCTTTGCGATTTCCGCCGTTTTTAATGTTTCTTTTAATGCAATTGCGGTGTTCATTTTTATCACCTCACTTATGTATGCAGGTTGGATTGTCGTAATTTATTTCTGGTCTGCTCCAAATCTATCAGCCATCATTTTTACAACACCCTCGACAAGCTTAATACTCATGTTAAACATCCTATCTACCTCGTTTTGAGTAACGCTCATGTATTCCCTTGTAATAATAATGCTTGTAACAACAGAAACCATGATCGAGCAGATGATGCTTGCTATTACAATTTCCATGTCAATCCTCCCTGCTACGCCACTCCGTATTTAATAGCCAACTCTTTTACGATAGCCGTATATCCCTCAATCAGCTTCTTATCATCAGCGATCACATCCAGATAATTCAATTTGTCTCTTCTGGATTTGCAAACACCCTCATCTGCCATTCTTCTACGTTTGTTTGTGAGCCTCTGCTTCACATTCACTCCCATGCGTTTTTCTAACAACTGATAGGATTC